AACTGCGATAACGAACCCATCAGTGGGCCATATGGTAAGGAGCCAGTCTGGGTGGTGTATGTGATCTTCTTCATTGTGATCGTAGCCGGAATCATTTTATTTTGGAGCAAATCATGAAAGCATTTCCCACCCACTCTATCAGTGTTAGTGATGAAGCCAGAGTCACTGCCATAGGCGGTGAAGGCGGTATGGAGCTCAGAGATTACTTTGCTGCTCAAGTCATGCAAACAATGGAATGGTATTTCTACGCCGAAGTGGAGCTCAATGAGTTGCAATTGAAGAGCGAGGCAAAACGTTGCTACAGGATTGCAGACGCCATGATGGAAGCGAGGGAGGCATGACTGATGACGATGACATCCAAGAATACGTGCGCCCTTGGAAGGGTCTGACAGAAAGTGAGATGCTGGAATGTTTGAAGGCCGTTGATGTTGCCACTGCGGTCAATTTGTTAATGAGCCAATATGAGATGCCTCCGACATTCAAAGTGTATGCCAAAGCTATTGAAACCAAGCTAAAGGAGAAAAATTATGGCTAACGAACCAGTAGCATGGCACTACCCAGACGGCAAGCCAGACCAATGCACAACAGACAAAGCTTACGCTGAGAAAGAGCCTGCTTGGACACCGATGTACTACAAGCATGAGTGGGTAGGTCTGACGGATGAGGAGCAACATCAATTGTGGAGGCAATGGATTGAGTCGATGGATGGTTGGGGTAGTTTTTACCGAGCCATTGAAGCCAAGCTTAAGGAGAAGAACACATGATCGAAGGCTTTGACCACGTTGGGACTGACCATGTGTGCAATGTCTGCCAGTGTGACTTCACAGATGACGAAGGCGGAGTGCAGGGATACCTTGGCATTCTGCCAGTGGCCTTCTGTCCTACCTGCTTTGCCGGCCTGTGTGACATGGTGGAGCAGCTCAATGACCGCGAGTGGGAAGGTCTAACTGACGAAGAATTTAAGCATTGCACTAAGTTAAAAAATCCAATAGCAATTGTTGAAGAGGTTGAGGCCAAACTAAAGGAGAAGAACTTTGAAAATGAGGACTAACCGCAAGCGTGTGCTGGCCAAGCTGGCGCATAACAATCAATACCACTGGTACGTCACACCATTCAGAATCAAAGCTGAGATGGCGTCAAAGATAAATAAAAGAATCCGCGAGATTGTAGATGCGGCATTTCCAGAGTTAAAGGGATTTAGTGAAGGAGGTATGAGGTGAATGGGTTCGCAAAACAACAGCTATCAATCGGAAGTAAGCAGCCGGTACATCAACATAAGGAGTGCAATAACTGCAATGAAATGAAACCACCAGAGGGTGGCATCCAACTTAACCACGCCAAATGGCACTGCGCCTCCTGCTGGGCAGGTCGTGCATCAAGAAGATCAACAAAGGTAAAACAATGACTGAAAGAATTAAGCTAGAAAAGATCCGCCTCGATGGCAATACACAACCTCGCCAAGAGATCGATGAACAATTGGTCCAAAGCTACACAGAAAAACTGCTTGACGGCAAGGTTTTCACCCCGATTGATTTGTGGTTTGACGGCAAGTTTTACTGGCCTAGTGATGGCTTTCACCGCTATCACGCACACAAACGCGCAGGCTACAAAGACATTGAAGCCATCGTCAAAACAGGCACAAAGCGCGAAGCTTTCATTGCGTGTCTTCCTGCAAACAGTAAGCATGGTAAGCAACGCACACCCGAAGAGACTCGCTACAGTGTTCGCATGGCGCTTGAGGATTGGGAGTTGGGCGAGAAGTCTGACGCTGAGATTGCGGTGTATTGCGATACGTCTGCAATGACAGTTGGCCGTGTGCGAAAGGCGCTGGGTCTTGAGAAGGCGGTTCGAGTTAACAAGAAAGGCCAGAAGGTAGACGTTACCAAGATTGGTACAAAGAAAAAAGAAGTGCCATTCTGGCCTGCTGCTCCTGAGTACACAGAGGCTGACAAGATGCAAGAGATGGCCAAAGAGCACACCATCATTGCTGAAGAGAACGCAAAGCTCAAAGACCAGTTAGCGATTAAGTCGTTGCCTGTATCACAAACAGCGAAGAAAGAGATCGAGGAAACCATCGAGACACTTCGCGCAGAGGTCAAAGATCTTGAGCTCCAACTTAGGACAATGACCCAGTCACGCAATGAGTTCCAGAGCAAGAATGCTGAGATGATAAAGCAGATGGCCTACTGGAAGAAGCGCGCTGAAAAGGCAGAGAAAACCAAATAAACCCGAAGCTGGGCGTATCCCAGCAGGAGAATCACATGCTCAAATTAAGACCGCATCAAGCGGAAGTCGTGGAGAAGCTTGCCCAAGGGTTTAAAGATGGCCACAGAAGCCAGCTACTCTACGCCCCTACGGGGTTCGGTAAGACGGAGGTTGCAATGGCCGTCATGCTTGAGGAGGCCAAGCAACTTAAGAATGTTGCCATGGTGTTAGACAGGATCGTGTTGGTTAACCAGACCAGTACGCGCCTTGGCAATTACGGTATTAACCATGGAGTTATGCAGGCTGACCATTGGCGTTATCGGCCTTATGAAAAGATTCAGGTCTGCAGCGCACAGACCTTGGAGAGTCGGGATAACTTTCCCGAAGTCTCTATGCTGATCATTGACGAGTGCCATGTGCAACGCAGGCAAATTATCCAGTTCATCAAAGACAGACCAGACATGAAGGTGATTGGCCTGACCGCCACACCTTTTACCAATGGACTGGGGGATACCTATACCAACGTGGTCGGGGCTAAACCTACTGGTGAGTTGATTGAGAACAAGTGGCTGACGCCTTTGAAGATCTATATCGCCAAAGAGATCGACATGAGTGGCGCGAAGAAGGTGGCTGGTGAGTGGTCGCAAGATGAGACTACCAAGCGCGGTATGCAGATCACTGGCGACATTGTCCAAGAGTGGATCACCAAGACCATGCAGGTGTTTGGTAAGCCGAGGAAGACAGTCGTGTTCTGCTCGGGCGTAGAGCACGGCAGGGACTTGGTTAGGCAGTTCAACGAGGCAGGCTATAACTTTGTTTCTATCAGTTATTTGGAAGATGACGAGTTCAAAGCTCAAACAATCGAGGATTTCTCGCGTCCAGATACGTTAATCAATGGTCTGGTGGCCACAGACATACTGACCAGAGGTTTTGACGTCCCTGATGTGATGATTGGAGTGAGTGCAAGACCGTTTTCCAAGTCGTTTAGCAGTCATGTTCAACAGATGGGGCGGATCATGCGTCCTTACGATGGCAAAGAATATGGCCTTTGGCTTGACCATTCAGGTAATTACCTGAGATTCCGCAAGGAGTGGGACACTTTGTTCGAGGAGGGCGTAACGGAGTTACACAACGGCACCGAAACTGCGAAGAAAGAGCCTGATGAGGTAGAGAAGAAGGAGTCCAAGTGTCCTGCTTGTGGCAGTTTGTGGATCTGGGCTGATCGTGAGTGCGGTGAGTGTGGGTATGAAAAGCCAGTCAAACAGATCGTAAACGTGCCGGGCGAGTTGACAGAATTAGAGACAACCAAGCGGGAGGTTCTAAAAGAGAATCAGAAGTTCTATTCTGAGTTGATCTATTTTGCCCGCCTGCGTGGATACAAAGAGGGTTGGGCTGCACACAAATACAAAGAGAAGTATGGTGCTTTCCCCCGAGGTCTACACACAAACCCAGAGCCGACAACGATTAAAACCAGTGGCTGGATACAATCCAAAAACATCGCGTGGGCTAAATCAAGGGCTAACAAATGAGGTTCGAAGAGTTTGCAAGAGATCATGGCCTCCTGATCAAGGAATTAGTCTTGGACAGGTGGGTCAGAGTTGGCACAGAAGACCATCCCCGAAAGCAGAACGGCGCGTATATCTTTGATGGTCGTGAAGGTGCAATCATTAACTTTGCGGTTCATGATAGGCATATACGCTACAAGTCAGAAGAGCCGTTCATCCCAGACCCAAATGCCCAAGCAAAGAGGTTGGCTGCTGAGAAAGAGCGCGAGTTACGCCAGAAAAAAGCGGCTGGCAAAGCTACGTTCATCCTCAATAACAGTGTTAAAGAGCAACATCCCTACTTGATTCGCAAGGGGTTCGTAGACAAGGGATTGGTGTGGAATGGCCTCCTGATCTTACCAATGCGAGTCGGGGATCATCTTGTGGGTTGCCAAATCATCCAAGAAGACGGCACAAAACGCTTCCTGTCAGGCCAAGTAACGAAGGGCGCGAGCCTCGTCATTGACGCAAAAGGTCGCAATATCTTGTGTGAGGGGTTTGCAACTGGGATGTCGGTTCGCAGAGCGATGAAGCATCTCAGGGAGAGGTACACAATCCATGTATGCTTTTCTGCGGGGAATATGCTTGAGATTGCAAAGACTGTGCGTGACCCACTGGTGATTGCCGACAACGATGCTATGGGCGTGGCTACTGCCAAAAAAATAGCCTCACGCTACTGGGTAGGGGAGGCTAACGAGGACTTCAACGACAGTGAGCAGAGACTCGGCACTGTGAAGGTTGCCGAATCCCTGCGTGGGTTCATTTAGTCGCGTCTGGTTATTTCAGCGAAATTTGGGATCAGTTGTTCAAATTGCTCGAGGACTCTGGCGCGTGTACCTGTCAGGCCGAAGTCTCTTTTGATAATTTGGTAGCAACTGCGTCCCGAATGTCGCATTCCCTTGATCTCGAGTTGTAGGCCTTTGCGTAGAGTTAACATCCGTGCAACTTCGATCTGGGTTGGGTTATCTAAAACAATCATTTCATTCCTCGTTAATGGGTTCATCAATATCAGCTTGGGTGTAGTGGCCTAGTACCTTTGGGTCATACTTAGACAATACGTATTCAACGCATTTGTAGCAGACTCGGGCAAGTGGAATGCCCTGTCCATCGTGTTCCCACCAAGAATCTTCGCGTGTGTGTTGGCAGTTCATTCTGATTTCTCCTTTGTGTAAAATTTCTTGGCAAATTCCCATACGCCTCGGGCGTCAGCAAGTCCCGTGTAGTATTCGCTTCCCCACTCTTTATAAAATTTGTCATCTTCCTCAAATAACATATATTGTTTAACAACATCGCGTGGTGCGTCTGCAACACTGCGTTGGTATGCTTCCATGAATGCGAGTTGTTCATCTGTAAAGTTGGAATCAGACAATTTAACGTCTTGGATTTTCCAATCGTCTTGTTTGGTCTGGCTGAATTCGCCTCCGTCCATGTCCTTGGCGATTTGATAAGCTTCATCAGGGTTATTGGCGGTAACTTCTGCAACGCAGTTAGTTATGTATGATGCGGTTACTGTGTATTTCATTTCATTCCTCCATTAAAAATGTGCCGTTGTGAACGCATGATTCAAACAAGTTGTCGTCAGGTACATTCTTGAACCCTTCAAACCCATGCAGTTGAAGGTGTCGGTACACTGTCTTCTGTTCGTCAAGCGTCTGGTTAAAGAACCAATCCGTTTCGTAGTCAGCACAGGCGTTCACCATCTGTGTTTTAGTCATTGCAGTCATTTTGTGATCTCCTGAAAGCTTGGTGGTTTGAGGTCTTCATCAACAAAAGCAGGGTTTCCTGTTTGTTGTTTGTAAAGCTTGGCTTCAGCGTTGGCTTCTTCGAGTGTGTCGAATGTGCCTAGTTCTGTGCCGTTGTGATTGGTCACGATATAGATTGAAGGCCATGAGAGGCCAATTAAATGCTTCATGCTTGCTCTCCTTTGATAAAAACGCGGGGTAAATCAATCATCCATTCGTAGTTGTCCATGCCTGTAACTGGGTCAACTTTGTACACGTTGACGTTGTACCAATCGCAATTCTCATTATCATCTTCCATCGAGTGGATATTGAATGAGTACTCGTCCGTGCCATGCCACCAATCACGATCTTTTACGATCTCATGCTTGTATTTGGCAATAAGATCGTCTGCCAACATTTGCAGTTGTGCGTATTCGGCTGCCTCCCCAAAATAATTGTCGGGGTCTTGTGCGCGGAGGTCTTCGAGGTCAATAACATACTGCTCGAGTTCTCTCAGGATTGAATCGGGCAAAGTCTTGCTAAGTACTTCGGTCTGGTCATCCCAGTAGATGCGGACTTCAAACTTTTTGATGCCGTGTTCGTATTTGCTATGTGGTTCGCGGTTCATGATTGCTCCTTATTCAATGATTACAACTTTACGTACAGGGAATTCTTCTTCTTCGCCATCTTCCGATTCTTCTATGTCGTCTGAATCAACAAGCTTGTCGGATTGGTGGTAGGTCGCATACTGGACTGTGCCGTTGAACACTGTCCTGACCTTTGGCGCGAGCGTTGACTTCCAGTAGTCTCCTGCTCCATAGGCCATGTGTACTTCAGCGTCCTCGTCAAAGCACTGTAGTTCTGCAATTAGTTCTGATACTTTCATTTGGTTTCCTTTTCGATTAAATCGGTTGAGATAAAAAACATATCGCCATAGTCGTCAATGTCTTCTTCGTAGCTTGAGTTGGTAGAGAATCCATTGCAAACGCGGTCTACTGCGTCATCTGGGTCATATGCAACAACTGTCGTTTTGTAAATAACTTCGCGCTTCCAGTAAACGACATACTCTTTGTTTGGCGGTGGTGGTGCGTCTGCGTCATCAAAGTCGAGGTCAACACTCAGGAAATAAAAAGACCTTCCGTCCTTCAGCTTGATGTACCAAAATGCGTGGTCATCGGGCTCGGCAGGGTCATCGCCTTGTGTCGCGCCCGCCAGCTCCTCTGCCGTGATGTATGTCACATCGATCATGGTGTCGTAGCTTTCGAATGTCCGCGAAGCAGGAACAGACAGGCCTTGTTCTGCCAAGTCATCGCGCATGCGAATGATGTAGTTCATTCTGTAACCCTTTCAAAATGTTCCTTTGTGCTTTCAATAAATCCCGCCACTTGGTCGCAAGTGCAATCCTCAACCACTTCCCAAACAGTGATGTCGTCAGCGCACCAAGTGTTCTCGGGGTTATTCAAAATAGCGATGATTTCGTCATAGGTGAGGTTGTCGGGATAGTCAGTCAGCCACTCGTCAAGGGCAAAATGTTCTGAGGTTTTCATTGTGTGGTTTCCTTCTTTGGTTTGGTGGCTTTGAGAACGCCTTTTGCAAATTCAATGTCCAGTGATAAATGCTCAATCCATGATCCGTCTTCGATGTAACGGTCAGCAGATTCGGCAAGGTTTTTTAAGGCCGTCCTGAGATAGACGATCTGTTCGCGCGTGGTCTGGTCGCTCATGGCTTGTCTCCTGTGACTGCTTTTGATTCATCTTCACCAAATGAATACTCTTCATCACGCAGGTCGTTGTCGTGCTCTTCTCGCAGGTCTTCCAACTCCCGAAAGTAAGCCTGCAACTCGTCATACAAGTATTCAGGCAGATGGCTTGCCAAGCCTTCGATCTTGCCATCGCTCCATGTTACGGACAATTTAAAGGATGTGATTTCTTGTTTGGTGGTCATTTTGCTTTGCTCCATTTGTTGCGGGTTCTTCTGTACTTGGGTTGATCAAAATCCTTGCAGGATTCGTAAGCGTTGAGATAGTCGGTCACTCCATGCCAGACTGTCTCACCGATAGGGCTTTCGGCTAAAAGGAGCTGGCAAGACTCGTCATCAAAGTCATAGCCAAGCTCCTTCGCGCATTCTTTAATCTGCGCGTGGTTCATGCGGTCGCCTGCTCAAAATAGACTGCATCAAACTGGCAACAGTCACCCATCAGGCCAGTGGCTTCACATCGTGCGAATTCATCGCGGTTGTCAATGTCGATACCCCAATGAGCAAAGTAGTAGCCGTTGGGTGCATCGAGGCGCGAGAATTGTTCGAGGTCATCAAACTGCCTTTTCTCTTTATCAGTGAGGTGGTCAAAGTCGCCATTGGCAACATAAGTGGCAAACTGAGTGCCGAGGGTGTAAGAGATGATTTCGGTTTTCATTTGTATCCCCTTATTTCTTGGCGTCCAACTTGCATGCGAGCTTCGTGTCGGCCTTGGTTGAATGAGTAGATGTAGAGCTCGCGTTCGCTTGGTGTTTCGGTCTGTTTCAGCGCGGTGTTAAAACACTGGCGCAGGGCTTGCGCCCTAGCACCATTTGCTCGTTCGTATCTGTACCCGAGGGTGATGAGTTGGGACTCAGTCATAGTGCAAACAGGAACACAGTGATTAAAAAGATCATGACAGGGACAAGCACAATGACAACAAAGTCATAGCCTGCTTGTATGCGGTCACGCCTGCGTTGTGCCAAGAATTCTTCGCGCATGGTGGATATGTGTCGGTAGTACTTCATAGTGCAATCTCCTTAGTGGTTTGGTTAATCGTGTAGCCCATTGACTTGATGATGCGGAGGGCGTCTTGGGTCAGGGTCTTTGTGCCTGCAATTTGCGCGAATCTTTTACTGGTTTCGCACAGGGGATAGAAGGCACAATTGCCGTATTGCCATTTGAGTTCAATCGTGATTTGCATAGTTCTCCTTTGGGTTGGTGGGTAATCCTCAAAGCCCCGACTCGCGAGGCTTCAAGCATTACTCAGGCATCGTCAAGCAGGTTTTGTCTGCGTTGATCCCAATCAGCTTGTTCAGCCATTTGTTCTTCGAGGATGTAGCGCGAGGCCGACTCAGCGTCCGCGAGGGAGTCAACTGCCCATCCAGTGTAGGACTCGCACTCTTGTTCAAAGAACAGTTCATAAACTTGTGCAGACTCGTCAAACTTTGCCCAAATCTCGTAGCCGTTTTTCTTGAGGATTAGTTTAGACATGATGATCCTTAACTGTTGCGCTTGTTGAGGTGTGCCAAGGCTTGTGCCTTGGTTTCGAATCGGCCACTGATGGGCGTGTGATGTGCTCCACGGACGATGTACCATCCGTTTAGCAATTTGTTATAGACAATTTTCATTGGGACTCTCCTTAGTGGGTTACAGGGACTAACACATGAATAACGCCTGCACTATATCATGTGTTGACTCCATTGCAATACTTTTCATGTTTTATTTGAAAATATTTTTGGGGTGTTGTAATGACAAAACAAGCAGCGCTTTGACCTGAAAACAGGCAGCGCTTCACCAGGATTTTTAGGGGACAGATCAGCGGAAGGGCGGATAGATCAGGCCACAATTTGTCTTGCGTTGAGGGGAGGGGACAGAGGTACGCTTGAGGTATTCAGCGCGTTTTCGGGCGCGTTGCTTATGGTCGCGATACTCAGCCAGTAGGCAGATCAGAGTAAAGAACAGGAAGGCACCGAGGACGGAATAGAGGTAGTTCATAGGATTGTTTGGTTGTTACATAGATATAGACGGACACAATCGAAAAAGGTCAGGGCGTTTGCATTAAATAGTTTGGTCTGGTATGTTCGGGACATTCTTATTTCATACCCATGAAAACACTATGGTTCAGAAACTAACACGCGCGCAAATCAAAGAAGGGCTTAATCAGATCCCAGTAGAGACTCTATTGAGTAGCGGACAAGGCAAGAGGCCTAAACTTACAGGGAAGCAGAAGGCATTCGCTCATGCCGTTGCACTAGGGGAGACAAAGGCACAGGCTTACAGACAGGCATATAAACCTAACGCCACCAAGAGAACACTGGCATGTAAGCCGTATGAGCTAATGAAGGACGAGAGAATACAGAGGGAGGTCGAGGCCTACCAACTGGCATTAGAGGCAGAGAAACACAGAAACCCTATTCAATTGAAGGCACTGCTCGTACAACAACTTGTCCAGCACTCACTCGATGAGGATTTCCCACCTGCACAGAGAATGAAAGCTTTGCAGATGATTGGTAATCTATTCGAGGTCGGAGCATTCCTTGAACGTAAAGAGGTCACGACAATACGTAAGAGCACAGACATACGTACACGACTGCTCGAGAGACTCAACACTAACACTGTTAGAGTAGACGATGGTCTAACATTGATGGAGGAAATCAGGGGTGATGGGGTTTCGGATGTGCCTGCGCGCGCACCCACCGCACCCGTACCCGCCCTAGAGGCCGTGCATGCCCCCGTATGCACCCCACATACTGTTCCTGACATCCAATCACCAAATAAAAACGAGGGGGTGGGGGTATCAAAAAATCCTGACGCCGTCTTGGACTTTGATCAGGAATGACCCCCCCTATGTGTTTTGTATACAAAAATGGGGTGGGGTACTCTACCAGTGTTAGAGTATGAAAACATTACAAGAGAGTGTAGGGGCGTGTATGACTGAGAAGCAAAGGACTGTGTTCCTTGTGATAGATGAGTATTGGAGGAACTTTGGTTATGGTCCTTCTATAGATGACATCATGTTTCATACTGGAGACAAGGGGCGCGGGAATGTTCATCGTGTGGTGAAGAAGCTGTGCGACCTGAAGATTTGTAAGCGGGCGAAGAACTCGGCTCGCAGTGTTAGGCCTTCGTATATTAGTTTGAGGAATTTGCCATGAAAATCACTGTGTGCGAAAACAGGTTTGAAGTTATTGCCGAGATGTTGGAGCCCGAGGAGGTCAAGGAGCTGTTAGAGAGAATTGGCGACTGGACTCTTGAGAAGCAATTGCCGAGTGACGAAGTGTATTTAGCAGCGTTGGGTCCTTGTGGTAAATAAAAAACAACAGATGGAGATGCAAGAGGAGCACGACCTGTTTGTCAGGAGGATCACTCACGCTTTGTCTATAACAGTGTTAGAGGCGGAGGCCGCTGCCAAGAAGTTCTTTACCCTACCCTCCAATGAGCAAGCCGCTTACCTTGATGACCTTGATGCCCTAGAGGCAAGCCAAGAGAGGGAGGAAGCCTTTGATGACTTTAACAAGTTTGCCCATGCGATGTGGCCGGGGTTTATTGATGGCCGCCACCATAAAGTCATGGCCAAGAAGTTCGAAGAGATCGCGACTGGGAAGATAAAGAGACTGATCATCAATATGCCCCCTCGGCATACAAAGTCTGAGTTTGCCTCTTATATGCTGCCGGCTTGGTTTCTGGGACGGGATCCTAGTAAGAAGATCATCCAGTGCTCGAACACAGCAGAGCTGGCGGTAGGCTTTGGCCGTAAGGTTCGTAACTTAGTAGCCAGTGAGCCGTTCTCTAAAATATTCCCCAATGTTAATTTGAGGTCTGACAGTAAAGCCGCTGGACGCTGGTCTACCAATAAAAACGGAGAGTACTTTGCTATCGGTGTGGGCGGTACAGTAACGGGTAAAGGTGCGGATCTTTTAATCATTGATGATCCCCACTCCGAGCAAGAAGCCGCCTTGGCTGCAGGAGATCCCACAGTCTTTGATAAAGTTTACGAGTGGTACACCTCTGGTCCCCGCCAACGACTGCAGCCGGGTGGTGCCATTGTTGTCGTGATGACGCGCTGGGCTAAGAGGGACTTAACTGGCCGGATCCTCCAGTCTGCGATAGACAAAGACGGTAACGATGATTGGGAGGTAATTGACTTCCCTGCGATCCTGCCTTCGGGTAATCCCCTATGGCCAGAGTTCTGGAGCTTAGAAGAGCTCCACGCTCTACAGTCTGAACTGCCTGCATCTAAGTGGAACGCCCAGTACCAACAGAGTCCTACGTCAGAGCAAGGCGCGATTGTTAAGAGGGAGTGGTGGAAGGAGTGGACACACGAAGACCCACCTAAGTGTGAGTTTGTGATCCAGTCTTGGGATACGGCGTTTACAAAGAACGAACGGTCTGACTATTCGGCGTGTACGACTTGGGGTGTGTTCTATCTCAACGAGAACCAAAATGACGCAAATGTAATCTTGTTAGATGCGTTTAAGAGGCGGATGGAGTTCCCAGAGTTAAAAGAAAAAGCTTTTAATCACTACAAAGAGTGGGAGCCAGATGCGTTTATCGTTGAGGCCAAGGCGTCCGGAGCGCCATTGATCTATGAACTCAGGGCGATGGGGATACCTGTTCAAGAGTTTACGCCGTCAAGGGGTAATGATAAGATGGTCAGGATCAATTCTGTATCTGATTTATTTGCCAGCGGTAAGGTTTGGGCACCAGCTACGCGCTGGGCTGACGAGTTGATGGAAGAGATGGCGGCGTTCCCCAACTCAGACCACGATGACTTAGTTGACTCTGCCACGCAGGCTCTGATAAGGTTCAGAAAAGGCGGGTTTATACGCTTGCAGACAGACGAAGAGGATGAAATCCGTTCGTTTAGACGCAAAGTTTCTTACTATTAAGGATAAATATGTCCATTGAAAAATCACTTTACGCTGCACCAGATGGTATTGAGTCCCTAATGCCAGAGACTGAAGAGGACGGCGGTATAGAAATTGAGATTGTTGACCCTGAAGAGGTCACAATTAGTATGGGCGGGATGGAAATCACTATCGATGGTAGTGAAGAAGACGATTTTGACGCTAACTTAGTTGATTATTTGGACAGTGGCGTGGTCACAGGGATAGTAACCGACCTGATTGGTGACTATGACGATGACGTTAACTCCCGCAAAGACTGGATGCAGACCTATGTAGACGGTTTAGAGCTCTTAGGGATGAAGATTGAAGAGCGCGCTGACCCTTGGATTGGTGCTTGCGGTGTCTACCACCCACTTTTATCCGAAGCGCTGGTTAAATTCCAAGCTGAAATCATGATGAGTACCTTCCCCGCTGCTGGTCCGGTTAAAACCCAGATCATTGGAAAGGAAACCCAAGAGAAAAAAGACGCTGCCGTTCGTGTTCAGGATGATATGAACTATCAACTGACAGATGTGATGACAGAGTTCCGCCCAGAGCACGAAAGAATGGTTTGGGGTCTAGGTCTTTCAGGAAACGCCTTTAAGAAAGTCTACTTTGATCCCAGCTTTGACCGCCAGACGTCTATTTTTGTACCGGCTGAAGATTTGGTAGTACCTTATGGTGCGTCAGACATCCAAACTTCTCCCCGTGTTACGCACGTTATGCGTAAAACAGAGAATGAGCTGCGTAAATTACAAGTCGCAGGCTTCTATGCTGATATTGACTTGGGCGAACCCAACAACAATCTGGACGAAGTAGAGAAAAAGATTGCCGAGAAGATGGGATTCCGCGCTTTGTCGGATGACCGCTACAAAATCCTCGAGATGAACGTAGAGCTCGACCTTGAAGGCTACGAGCACACCGACAAAGACGGCGAACCTACAGGAATTGCCCTGCCCTACATTGTGACTGTGGAATACGGAAGCATGAAGTGCTTGGCTATCCGCAGAAACTGGAAGCAAGGCGATAAGTTACACACTAAGCGCCAACACTACGTCCACTATGGCTACGTTCCCGGCTTTGGCTTCTACTGTTTTGGCCTGATTCACTTAGTCGGAGCATTTGCCAAATCTGGTACGTCAATCCTGCGTCAATTAGTAGACGCTGGTACTCTGGCCAACCTGCCCGGCGGCTTTAAGACCCGTGGTTTGCGGGTCAAGGGAGATGACACTCCAATCGGCCCAGCTGAGTGGCGCGATGTGGACGTACCAAGCGGGTCTATTGCAGAGAACATCATGCCTCTGCCTTACAAAGAGCCGTCACAAGTGTTGGCTTCTCTTCTCGATAAGATTGTTGAAGAAGGCCGCAAGTTTGCCTCGGCAGCTGACATCCAAGTTGCTGATATGTCTGCCAACTCTCCCGTTGGCACCACGTTGGCTATCCTTGAGCGTCAACTTAAAGTGATGACCGCTGTTCAGGCGCGTATTCACTATTCCTTTAAGCAAGAGCTGGCTCTGTTAAGAGACATCATTCGCGACTACACACCGCCTGAGTACTCTTACCAGCCAGAAGAAGGATCCCGCAAAGCCAAACAGTCTGACTATGATTTAGTCGATGTGATTCCTGTGTCTGACCCTAATGCAGCCACGATGGCGCAGAAGATTGTTCAGTATCAGGCGGTGATCCAGCTGTCCCAGCAAGCCCCTGCAATCTATGACTTACCACAGTTACATAGACAGATGCTTGATGTCTTAGGTATTAAGAACGCCAATAAGCTGGTTCCTCTACCAGACGATGAGACACCAAAAGACCCAGTCAGCGAGAACATGGCCGCACTAAAGGGTCAGCCAATGAAGGCGTTTATCTATCAAGATCAACAAGCCCACATTGCTACGCACCAGACGTTCATGCAAGACCCATTGATCATGAAGACCATAGGCCAAAATCCTATGGCCAATCAGATCATGGCCGCTATGCAGGCTCACATTGCCGAACACTTGGGCTTCCACTATCGTCAGTTGATAGAGAAGCAAATGGGTGTGCCGTTGCCCGGTCCAGAGGAGAAATTGCCAGAGGATGTGGAAGTGCAGCTGTCACAGCTCATCGCACAGGCAAGCGCTCAGTTGTTACAGGCCAATACTGCACAAGCCCAACAGGCACAAGCGGCGGCAATGCAGCAAGATCCTTTAATTCAGATGCAACAGCAGGAGCTGGCGCTTAAGGGTCAAGAGGGTCAACGCAAGGCTCAGAAGGATGCAACTGACGCCCAGCTCAAGCAGTCACAGCAACAGATTGAACGTGAACGTATAGCTACCCAAAGGGAGATTGATATGGCGCGAATCCAAGCTACGGTGCAGAAAGATCAACAAGAGCTGGCTCAAGACGCCGAAGCAGAGAAGAACAAGATGCTGGCTGAACTCATGAGGAGTAAAAAATGATCGACAAATATTTAAAACTTCTAGCTTCAAAGATAGATGACAAAGTATCCCAACTCCAAATGTCAATAGCCGATGGCAAGGCTGAAGACTTTGCGGAGTACAAGAAGATGTGCGGAGAGGTTAAAGGTCTACTCACTGCACGTTTATACATCATAGACCTACAAGAAAGAGTCAATCACGATGACGATGACGAGTGAGATTTCAAATCTCGACATAACCAAGGCCGTGGATTTATCCAAGATCTTGAACACAAAGCCAGAGGAGAAAGCTAAACAACTTCCCCGCCCATCTGGTTACAGAATCCTTTGTGCTATCCCAGAGATAGAGAAGGAATACGGAGAGTCCGGACTCGTAAAAGCGGAAGAAACTCTCATGATTGAGGAAACCCTGACTACTGTGTTATTCGTAGTAGACATGGGCCCAGACTGCTACAAGGACGAAAGCCGATTCCCATCAGGCCCGTACTGCAAGAAGGGTGACTTTATCTTGATTAGACCCAACTCAGGAACGCGACTGGTCATCCACGGCAAGGAATTCCGTGTGATCAATGACGATTCTGTTGAGGGCGTAGTAGATGATCCTCGCGGTATTCGCCGTAAATAAGGAACAACATGGCAACATTTAAATTTCCCGATGAGCAAGATGACGTAAAAGTCACCACAGAAGACGATCAAACTGATGAACAGATCATCGTTGACGTAGAAGACAACACGCCTGCGGAGGACCGCAACAAGCCTCCGATGGAAGAGAAGGTCAAAGAGGACCTCTATAACGATGAGCTAGAGGACTACTCTACCAAAGTTAAGAAGAAGCTAATCCAGATGAAGCGTCTGGCTCACGAAGAACGCCGTGAGAAAGAGAACGCTTTGAGGGAGCAACAAGAAGCTATTACCTTTGCTCAGAAGATGATGCAAGAGAACCAGCGTCTTAAATCCAACCTTAACAACAGCGAAAAGAACGTGCTTGCCACGGTTCAAAGGGCTGTGGCTATGGAGATGGATGCAGCCAAGCGCGCTTATCGTGAAGCCTACGACTCTGGCGACACTGATAAAGTGATGGATGCACAGGAAAAGTTGACTCAAGCAACACTAAAAGCGGAAAAAGTAAAGAATTTTCGTCCACCGGCTTTACAAGAGGAAGAAACTCCTGTACAAATCGAGTCACAGCCGGCACCACAGTTCCGTCCTGACCCCAGCGCGCAAGCATGGCAACAGGAAAATACGTGGTTCGGAGAAGATGAAGAGATGACCAGCTTGGCTCTCGGGCTCCATGAAAAGCTCAAGCGCGAAGGTGTTCAGGTTTCATCACAAGAGTATTATCGTAAGATAGACGCAACTATTCGCAAGCGGTTCCCCGAAAAATTCGAGGACGAAGCGGAACAAAATGAGCGCCCAGCTGCTCGCAGAAGTTCGGTGGTAGCACCGGCTACAAGGTCAACTGCTCCTAAGAGGGTTCGTTTGAATCCATCTGAAATGAGCTTGGCCAAAAAACTAAATTTAACGCCCGAGCAATATGCCAAGGCGAAACTCGAAATGGAGGCCAATAATGGCTGAAAACAGAAAACCGCGTGAACTTGAAGATAGATTGATGGCTGAACGTCCTAAACAGTGGCAGCAGGCCGAACTTCTACCTGAACCCGACAAGCACCCGGACTACGCTTA